GTTGAGATGATCCCCCCTTCAATCAGCACCGCACCGGTTTCGGCTTTGAGTTTTTGCGTAGTGGCTTTTTCTTCGGGGGTCTGCTGATACAACGCCTTAAACTCAAATGTCACGCCGTCATAAATCTGGCCGAATAGCGACAGTTGGATGATGTCAATCATGGTTTTGATGTTGTCAAACAACAGCGCGGTCTGCATAGCGTGCACATGATCGTAAAACACACGAATTTCACCATCGCTTGATGCGTTTAGGCCGCTCGGCGTAATGCCCAACAGCTTGACCAACGGGATTTTTGCAGGGGCGGCCATCTGCTCTTGGGATTGGGCTTGTAGTGCATCGAGCGTGGATAACGGCGTGTTGAACTGAAAGAACTCCTCAGAGTCTTTATCAAGCATAAACAATCCACGGTTATCGCGCATCGTGTTGTAAAGCTCAACGCGGTCAAGCAAGTCGCCCTCAGCCCCAACATCCGATTGCAGCATGGATTGCATATTGGTCTTGATGCCGCTGATTGAAAACGACTTAACAATGTCGCTCACCGACTTGCGAGTACGCAGCCAACTAAACACATACGGCTCAATCAGTTGCGACATACTCATGCCGCTAAAGTTGTATGCAGGTTTGAGCATGTCGGGTAATGGGTGGCTGACAATCAGCAATAAGCGGCTTGTGTGTACTTGCCGCCCCATCACATACCATCCGGTCGGTCTGTAAAAATCCGGTGCAGTCGGGTCTACCGCATTGTACTGCGCGGGTGTAGTCCAAATTGGTTCGATGGACTTAAAGCCCTTGAGTGAGCCTTTTTTGATCGTGCGCGGGTCGATGACTAATGGGGTCTCATCAATGTCGCGCTGACCTACATCAATGTAAATCGTCCCTCGGCCAAAGAATCCGTCTGTCTCAAGTGCTTGCTTAATTACATCGCGAACCCTGAGCCGGTCTAATTCATCAGCAATTGCTTTGAGCACATCGCTATGGTCTTCATCGCCGACGCTTTTAAGCTCAATCCACTCGCGTGTCATCTCGGTGGCGAGTGTGGTTGTCGGCGCTCGAAACTCGCTGATCTGCGCATACTGGGCAAGCAAGCCGTAGCCACGAAAGTGCGGATAGATCCCAAAATCACTTGTCGATGCAAGGCAGTTGCCAAGGCTAACCGTCGATGAGTCGGTGGCGATTTGTGGCGTAACGCCCTCAGGCACAACACCGGCAGGCAGTTTCGGGGCTTCAAAGCGCATGGGCGTAGGTGCATCCACCACAGGCATGCGCAGCCGCTGAATCATTGCACGGATAAAGTTGGGCTTGGTCTTTTTCATACGCGGCTCAGTAATGACTTGCTCACTTTGAGCGGTGGGCGGGCGAGTGGGTAGCGTTTGGCGAGGAAATATCCGGCTGCATCAGTGATGTGGTCAAAACCGCCTTGCTTGTCGGGCATTCCGTTTTTATCATACGCTTGCTGCTCAAGGGCTTCAACCAGCGTCGGGCATTTGTCGGGATTCACTTTCAATCGACGCGCCCCATCAGCATTCAAAATCATCGCATTAAATCCGTTCACTCGGTCTTTGATGTTTGGGTTTGTCCCGTTGACACTCAGCACAAAACCAGCCGCCCGCAGCAAATTATGATCTGATACGCTGGCCGACTTGCTGCTAGTCGCTTGGCCTGCCGCGTCGGGATAGACGGTGATATGGTGATCTGAATAACGCTCTTTGATCAACTCGATCATTTGCGGTGTGTCGCGCACGCCTGTTAATTCATCCACAGCGATAGGCAGACCATCACGCACCACAAACACCACGGCGGCCATTTTGAGCACGTTAAAGTCCATGCCGACGTGTAGCGGCTCACGGGTCTGAATGGTTGCGTCTGATCTGTTTAGTGCGCGGTTAAACTCAGGATATACCCCACCTGCCGCTAGATTGACAAACAAGCCCTCAAGGTATGCGTCTAGCAGTTGAGGTGGGTAGGTATCTCGCAAAGCTTGCACATAGCCATCCGGCAAAAACGGGTTGGATGATGTAGATGCCCGATACAGTTGGTAATTGCCGCCGCCGTTGCGAACCCATCGATCATAGCAAAACCGAAAACCCTCAGGGGTTGTGCCTACCGCGCTTGTATTTGGTTTGCCGTCCGGCTTGCGTTGACGGCCACGGGCAATGATTTTATTCCATGCGTTTTCAGCATGGATTGTTTTGAGTGTGTCTAACTCATCAATCACGTTGTCAGCCGTTTCAAAACCGACGATCCCATCAGGGTTTTCCATCGACCGAAATATGATTTTGCCTTTGCCCATCACCGTGATAGTTCGATCTGATTTATTAGTCTTAAAAGGTACGCCCATTTCATTTAAGATATTTTGATAACGATCCCAAGCAATTAAGCGAATAAGATCAAATGTCGGCGCAAAATAACCCTGATCCAAATCAGGATATTGCAGCTTTTGTAGGATTGAACGCTTGATTAATGCTTCCGACTTGCCTGCACCAAAACCTGCAACGATAAGCGGAAACTCGGCAGGACTAAAAACAAAGTCCTCTTGCGGCTCGGTTAGGGAGAGATCAACTATCATCTTTTGATGCCCGTTTGATGACGATGGTCAACTCGGTATCTTTTTCCTCCGCAACCTCTTTGATACCGCCTTCTTTCCATCCGGCTTGTGTTTTTAGGTAAAAGATCGCGCTTGCTGTATCGCCATCGCGTGCCTTTTGCAGCAAGCCTTTAGCCACCGTGCCAATTGCCCGCGCTTTGCCTTTTTTATACTGCAAAAATACCTCAGGCTGTCGCTCACAGATTGCAGCAAATGTCGGTCGGCTTATCCCGAAATAGTCGGCAATCTGTTCTTGTGACAACACTGCCGCAAGCGTAGACACCTCGGCCACCTGCTCAGGTGTTAGCGTCTTTTGTGGCTGCCCGCCTTTGTTAGTGGTCATGGTTTGCCCTCTTGAGTCATCATAAAAAGCATATTACAGTCCAATCCACCCACAAGACATAGGTCGCCACAATGAGCCAACCAGTTAAAAAAATCGACACTCTCCGCGCCTTGATGCGGGATGAATCATGGCCGCAAGCGCTTAGCCTAGCCGCTAAATTCCCTCGACTTGGCTGTGACAAAGCTGTCATCGTTCGCGCGCATGAATGCACTGTCAACCCGTCCTTTTATCGTCAGCTTGGCGTTGATGCTGAACAGGCGATTCAGGCGGGGATTGCTGCGCTGAAGGCTCGTTACTCCTAATCTGATTCACCGGCCATCCCGTCTGGTATGTGAATAAAAACATCTCCGCAGGCTTGCGTCGCCTTTTTGCCGTCGCCTTTGACAAAAACAAGAACGTTTTGATGCGTCTTGCCTAGCTTGCGCGCAATGGGGAAATTTCTGGAAGTCTGCATTCCAAGCGTCCCTATTGGTGTAATCATAATGGCCTCGTTGTAGTAGTGCAGCCCCGCCGCGCGGAACGCTTCGACCGTATCTCCAACAAAATTGTAATAATTGCCTTTCTTGTCGCGCACGTCACCAACGACAAAGCAGGCGAAACGATTGTCTTTCAACTGTGCGCAAGCCTTGTCGATGATCTCGAAATAGGCGGGCTTAAAGTCCTCATAGCTCAGGGTCGAAAGGTCGTTTGGATCGTCGCTGTAGACTTCTAAGTCAGCATAAGGCGGGCAACTGAAAACCATGTCGGCCTGAACGTCCGCGCATATGCGGTCGATGTTGCGGCTGTCGCCTGTATGCCAAACTGGCATGGGGTCACTACAAAGATCATCGCCCTGTGTTTTGTTTGCCGCAACTTGATCCTCGCGCAACTCAACGCCGATATATTGCCGCCCTAGCTTGCTGGCAACGATGCCGCGCACCGATCCTCCCGCGAAAGGGTCGAGGATCGTACCACCTTGTGGGCAAAACCAGCTATAAGCCAGTTCGCATAATGTCGGGTCGAAGATACTTGTCCCGGTGTTGGTCGATGCGACACCAGACTGAGCAGACCCTTTGAAGGTGGAGCCTAATGCATTTGACTGAGCATCTCGCCCCTGCTCCGACTTTATGCCCATTGCCAGCCACGCTCGCTTGCGCTCTTGCCACCATCCCTCACGCGCATTCAGCACGCTAAAGGGCGGGATTAAAAACCGATCCGCTAGACTTCTCGGTTCGGCAGCATCACCATCCAACCCGTCCGCCAGATCCTCTGCGCCATCAAAAATCCCGCTCAACTCAATATCATCAAAGCCCGTTAGACTCAGATCAAAACCAAGCTCGCCTAGTCGCTCCATCTCGACTTTAAGCATGTCAGCATCCCAGCCGCTATTAAGCGCCAGTTTGTTGTCTGCAATGATATATGCCTTTTTCTGCGCTTCGCTTAATCCATCCAGAACAACACAAGGCACTTCGGCAAGCCCTAGTTTTTTAGCTGCCATCACGCGGCCATGTCCTGCAATAATGCCGCCTTGCTCGTCGATCAGTACCGGATTGGTAAAGCCAAACTCTTTAATGCTTGCGGCCACCTGCGACACCTGCGCATCACTATGGGTTCGCGAGTTATTCGCATAGGGAATCAGGCTGTCAATGCTTCGCGCTTCGATCTGTCGCATATAAAAAACCCCGAACATCGTCGGGGTTAGTTTATCACGGTTTGCTTAACTTGCGTCATGCAGTCGTTGCTTGAGCAAGTAGCCTTCAAGCGGCCAAATTTTTTGCACGGCATTAACCTGTATGCTTTCAGCCTTTGTGCTTGGGTGCGCAGTCATACGCCACACGATACGCGTCGGCCTGTGTCATACCATCCGCCACACACTGCGCAAACTTTTCTTGCTTCGGCGTTAGATTCACCACGTCTAGCCCTCCAAATAAAAAACCCACACCCGAAGGCATGGGAAAGGGGTGTAGGAAAAGAATATCACAAATTCAACAGTAACCGATCAACATCAAGTTTGTGCTGATTCAGCGCGTCAACCAACTGCACCGACAGCCAATCAGGCACACCCCTGACATTCTTGATAGCCTTTTTTAGATTGCCCTCATGCATTGGCTCACCATTCAGGTTTTTGACCATGTTGGCGGTTTTGCGATAGCCGCCGATGAGTTCGACGGAGCGTAGGGCTTGGGATTGGTTCATTTTACAAACTTCGCAATGGTTGCAGGGTCGTTGAGTTTGAATTCGAGGTCGCTAATGTTTTTGTTTGTGCGCTCAATCAATTCCATGTTGCGCAAATCTTCTGAGTACGCAAGGGCTTTTTCAAGAATTGCGCGATGCTCGTTCAAAGCCTTGTTAATGCGGTTTTTGTATGCTACTAAGTTCATGTCGTTTCCCCTAAGGACTTCAGGCTTGCACTATTGCTTCCTGATGAATTAAATATACTCAAAAACTGGTGCACTGCATAGCAATTGCCGACGAATGGTAGAAAATAAAAAACCCGCTACTTGAGCGGGTTTTTTGGTGTGGATTTTTATTTGGAAAGCTCGCCGCTGCAAGCGATGTCATAAGCCAATCCAAGTGTCAGGTTTCCGCGAACAGTTTCGCCGGTTTTGCGGTAGCCGCCGATGAGTTCGACGGCGCGTATGGCTTGGTCTTTAGTCATCCCAACCTCCAATGATCTTTTTGACACGGCGTTTGGTCATGCGACCTTTTAACTCTTTGCCGCCCGTAAACATTGACGCCAATGTCTCGTCTATTTTGCAAACCTGCATCGGATGATGATAGATTGGCTCGTTAATAACAAAACCGTTTGCTTGTGCGATACGATCTGCTGCTTTGCTGCATACTTTGCTCATAATTGCTCTCCGGTTGCTCATGGCGAGTTGATTACAGGGTGATGGTGTAAGTGCGATCAAATGGGCTACTGTAGCCGCGTACTTTTACACCGCCGTTTGCTTCGATGGTCGCCAGCAGGTCATCAAATGCTGCCGAGAATGCGCGGCTCAGAGTGCCTTTACTTGGGCTGATCTCCAGCTTGTCGTCCTTGATGTAGATTTTCGTGGTGTTGTCGCCACGAAAACCGCGGTCAGATGGCAGGTTGATGTAAAATCGGTCGTTCCAAGCATTAACACTGAATTTTGCTTTGATCGCTTCAAGTGTTGTCATTGCTGGTGCTTTTGCATCAGCGATGCAGATTTTGAGCGCAGCGCCGAAGGTCACGGCATAGTTGTCGCCAGCTTTGATGGTGGCTTTGGTCATTGCGTGGGCTGCTTTGAAGATTTTGCTCATGTTCATGTCGTTTCCCCTAAGGATTCAGGCCTGCACTATTGCTTCCCGATGAATTAAATATACTCAAAAACTGGTATCATGTCAACGACCGTCTGTCGGTCGTCACACACACTTTACTCCACCCGTCGCCCTCATGCCGCACGATTAGCACACGGCACTCTCGCCCGTCCACACTCACAAACTCGTTAGTTCGCGGCGCATCGCTCGTTGGCACTCGATAATGCGCATAACCCTGAGTGCGCAGGGATTGCAGTTGATAGTCAGGGATGATCATTGCCCTACCTCCGCTTCAGCCAAAGCCGATCAAAACGGCTGTGCGCCACCACGCCACGCACAACAAAAACATAGCCCGCGCTGGTCACAACATCGCCAACCGTCAGCCGCCCCAAGCCATGTGGCACATCGCAAAACCCCACGTTGTGCTGCATAACGCCCAAGATTTGGTCTGCTCGCATGTCTACGTCGATCATTGCCACCGCTCCACCCACGTCTGCTGTACTTGCTCAAGTGGCGCTGGCAACTGACCTGCGATCCACCCACTGTTGAGATACACGCCATCCTTGACTAGCTCCTGCAAGTGCCCCATTTCAGGCTGTCGGTCTCGGTAGTAAATCGCTTTGATGCCACGACCCACGAGCATTGCAGTACATCGAGCACAAGGGCGGCATGTTGTGTAGAGGGTTGCGCCCTCCAAGCTCTTGCGCATCAGCTCAACCATGACGATTAGCTTTGATTCAGCATGATTGTCATTTGTGCCGTCCCATGCCGCTGTATTGCTGGCGCTGATTGCACCGCCTTCGGCCAAGACAACAACCGCTCCAACCTTCCGGTCTGCACAATCGCTGTTTTGGGCGCAACGCTCAGCCAAACGCATCATTTCGACGTGGTTCATGCTGCCTGCTCCTTCCGTTTCTCCCGCCACGCTCTCAGATAATTGCGCAGATACTCGCGGTTTTCCGCATGCCAATTGCTTGTGTTTTTGTTGCCGCGTTTACGCTCTCGATGGCACGGCACACAAGCCCTAGACGCTACATGCCGCAACGTACCGCCGCACTTACAAGGTACGCCCACATACTGCTTATGCCCTGCCAAAAACGCCGCCCGTCTTGGTGTTGCGTCAGGCCATAACACGCTCACCACCTGCTCACTAAACGCGCTATGCTTGTGCATCCGCGCTAAATCGACGACAGACACATCCAATCCGGTCTGCTCAGCCAAGGCGATGACCTCAGCTAAGCTTGGCAGTTTGGGACGGGCGCTCATTTCCCGCTCTCCAAATCTTTGACAACCAGCGTCGCATAGCCTGCAATGTCATGCCACGAATCCACATGATCCGCATCGCCACACGCCAAACGCGCCAACTTGCTGCAAATCATCTGTATGGCTTCCTGCTGTGTGTCGCTAAAGTTGCCAACGGACAATAATGACTGCAACCCCTGCGATAAGTGGGCAACGTCCTTAAAGTCGCCGTACTGGTTTTGACGCTCGGCTAGTGTCGCTTCAACCTGCCGCGCAGCTTCGATTGACCGCGCTACGTCGGTGATTGATTCTTCACGCTCAATCAGGCTGTTTTCCCAGTCGGTTGCATCGAAGTTTTCACCGATATAATGAGACGGAGTGCCATGCTCACAGCCCCAGCCGTAACCATCCAGCTCCTCTGGTATAACACCAAAAACAAAGCAATCGCCATCTCGATCAACCGCAGCCCACCGATATTCGCTTGACAGGCCATTAAACACGGCTTGGGTGAGGGTTTTGGGGCGCTCAATCAAATCAAAATTAGGTTTGCCGCCAACATACGACCACTCTTTATTTTTAACATCAAACCACCGATCATCGGCAAATTTAAAAAATATATGCTGCTGGATGTCTGGCGAAAACGCGGCGTGTGTCGCCCCTTCAGGCGCTTTGCTCCAATCAATGCTCATTTTTCATACTCCGTTGCTCAATCACACCCATGCTTGTCAGCAAAACATCTGCGACAAACCCATCCATTTCTCTACAGCCGCACAACCACTTTCGGATCGTGTTGGCTTTGTAGCCCGATACTTCGGCAAGCTGCTGCACCGTGCCAATGCTCAGGCTTAACCATGCTCGTAGCAGGTCGATGAATTGGTCAATCATCACTTAAGCTCCTGACAAACTGCACGCACATAAAAGCCCTCGCGAAATGCATCCGCTTCGACGACTTCGATGTTTTTGACGCAATCGGCTTTGGTCTTAAAAACTTTGCTCGGCGAGCAATCT